TGCTCCTTCTACAAACGCCATCCATATATCTGATAGGAACTGCGTAAACTCTTCCCATGCAATTGAAGCTGTTTCTGTGATGCTTGTCCATATGCCTGTTAGCATGTCCACCAAACCAGTCCATATAGCTTCTGCTCCTTCTACAACAGATAACCATAAATCTGATAGGAATTGGGTAAAACCTTCCCATGCCATTGAAGCCACTTCTGTGATGCTTGTCCATAATTCTGAGAAAAAGGTAGCTATACCTTCCCAAATTTCAACTGCTTTTGCACTTACGACATCCCAATTTTTATATAGTGCTATGCCACCAGCTATTAGTCCAGTAATGCCCATTACAATCCATCCGATTGGTCCAGATAATACTGCAAAAATAGATCCTAAGCTACTAAACACTTCTACGATCGTACCGATAGTTAAGATCAGAGTGCCAAAGGCTCCAAGAATAGGCCCAATTACTGCAACAATCCCACCTATAATAACAATGAACTTTTTTGTACCTTCGCTAAGGTTAGAAAACTTTTCAATCCATGGCTGAAGCTTTTCTAAAAAGCTCTTAACGATCGGTATTAAAATTTTTCCGATACTTATTCCAATATCTACTAGCTCATTTTTCATTATGGCCATTTGTGATTCTGTAGTTTGATAACGTTCAGCAGCTTTATCTGATAAAGCTGTGTTTTCATTCCAAGCATCTGAAGAAGAATTAACAGCGGATGTTAGTAAATCAGATGCATCAGCCATGCTTAAAAGTACATCCGTTTCGTCACCGTTAACCCCTAAATCAGCAAGCACGCTTTTTAGGTTAGCTCCACCTTCCGATGATTCGGCTAATCCCTTTACTAATGCATCTAAAGCAGATGCAGCATCTGTTTCAAAAGCCTTTTTAAAATCGGCACTGGACATATTGGCAGCTTTAGCAAATCCCGATAAGCTTTCGCCACCATCTCCTACTGCTTTTTGAATCTTTTGCAGAACTGAAGTCATCGCGGCTCCACCGGTTTCAGCGTTAATCCCAAGACTAGACATAGTAGCAGCTAGTCCCATAATTTGTGCCTCTGTTAAACCAATTTTTGAAGCTTGCTCGGCAAACCCCATCCCCATCGTCATAATGTCAGATGCTGCAACACCCATTGTGCTACTAAGTTCAACAATGGAAGAGCCTAATCGATCAAAATCACCTTGCCCCATCCCTACAATGTTTGCAAAGTCAGCAAAGTCAGTTGCTGCCTGTTCACGGGTCATACTTGTGGAATTTCCCATATCAATAACTGTACGAGAGAAAGATAAAAGATGCTCCTCAGCAATTCCTAACTGTCCAGCCGATTCAACAACTCCTGCAATTTCAGTAGCACTAACAGGAATCTCCTTAGCCATACTACGTATCCCATCTTCAAGCTTTTTAAAATTTTCTTCGCTCGTGTTAACCGTTTGACGAACCCCAACAAAAGCACTTTCAAAATCTACTGCTGCTTGAAAAGCAAAAACACCAAAATCTTTAATAGGAGCTGTAAGAGTAGAAATAGTATCGCCAACAGATTTCACCTTTCCGCCAAACTCCTGAAATTTGTTCCATTTAGATGACTGCTCACTTAATTGGTTATCAACATCTTTTAACTGTGTATTTAAACGATTGTATTCAACTAGAGCCTCATTGACAGCAATCGCTTGTTTTTCGATTTCTTCTGTATTTGCTGACCCGGAGGCTATTAATTCATCATATTTTCTACGTTGCTCCGTTAGTGTAAGGTTCGATGCTTCAACCGATCGTGTAAGTATATCTTGTTTTTGGGATAAACCCTCAATTGAGTTTTCGAAATTAGTACCAAGTGCTTGTACAGCCTGTAATTCTGCCCCCATTGCTGTCAATCGTCTTATAGATTGTTCAATAGATCCATCGAAATTAGAAGTATTTAATCTAAGCTCGACCGCACCAATTTCCGTCATTTTTCATCACCGCCTTTATTCATCACAACCAAGAAATTTCATCGGCTGTGACTTCCTCCATTTCATCAAAATCACCTGTAAGTTCGAACCAAAAATGAATATCCATTTCGTCAACTTCATGTAATTTATAACCCTCTTTTATCAATTCTCGATAAAACGTTTTAATATATTGATAAGGAGTTAATCCACTAACTTTCCCTCATCATCATTCAAGGCAGGTTTTGTTTCAAGTCCACCAATATTTAGTACATTATTGAAAACACGCATGATTTCATCTTGCAATTTACCTGCCTCTACTCCGTCCCATACATCATCAATTGTGAACTGATGATCAAATACATTAACAACAAAGGCAATCATTTCATCAAAAGTTTCTACAGAAATCTCATTGCCTTCTTTCCGCATTTTTTCGTTCATTTTTAGCGCATTACGGAACACTCTTGCTTTCACAAAGTCATTGGAGAATATTTTCTCTTGTCCATCAATTTTTAATGTAATTTGCATTGTCATCCATCCTTTTCAAATAAACTAATTTCTAGCACCACGAAAGAAACATTTGGCCATAATCTCTATTTGTCTTTTGACATGAATAAAGAAAAAGAAACCCTAAACAGGGCTTCTCTCTAATTATGGTGTTTCAACTGTTTCATTCGGTTTTGCGACAGATGCAAAGAATGTTTCTGCTGTCACCGTTACCCCTACATCTCGCGTATCAACCGTATGTTTAATATCACCATCGATTAATGGTAACGCCTCACCACCGAATGGATATACTTTGTAACTTGTTTCACCTTTTTTACGAGTAGCATTTGTTTCTTCACCTGGTTTTAATTTTGCTTTTAATAGCCAAACCAGCTTAGATCCTGATTCAAAGCCAATTGCAATCGAGTTTGGTGTATCATTGGCGTTTGTAATAATACCGCCTTCTGCAGATTTCTTGTGCCCATACCAATCCACTAGCACTTCTGTCGGTAAATCAGCTGTTTCACCAGCAATTGTAATAGAGTCCAATTGCGCTTCCTGATCCACTACACGGTCACCTGCATCTAAATGAGCTTCTGAGAAATTTGGTGTAAGTGTCAGGGAAATAGGCATCGTTAAAGTTTTCACTTCACCCCATGTCTCTGTTTGTTCATTTGTCATTAACGCATAGTGAATACGTTTTAAGCTAAGTTTTTGTGGTTTTTCATTTACTGTTGTCATTTTACATGACCTCCTAATTGTTTATAATTATTCATCAAAAAAGACGAATCGTAGCACCCTATTATAGTGAGATTCGCCTATAGTATATGGTTCATCATATTCTAGAGTTCGTTCAAAGCCTGCATTTCCCATCAATTGTTTGATGTTCTCTGCAAGCTGGTGGTAATTCGAAATAGACCATACATTCATTTGGATAAGCCTCTTTGTTTCCATTTCATTTCCACCAGCTACAAAGATAGGCTTTGCCTTTATTTCTAAAAAAGTGATGAACTGATTTGGCTTTTCTGAGCCTGAAGGGAATCCATTAAAGATGATGGGTAAACCTAATGGCTCTAATATAGTAGGTATGTGATTTATTAGATCCCTCATATTATTTCTCCTAATCTACTTTTATAAATGTAGGTACGACTTTAAAATAATATCTCCTTTCAGTGAATGAAATATTGAACTTCTTAAATATAGTAAGAGATCTAAGGATGTTGGCTTCTCGGTATAAAAAAGCTGCTTACAATTACTGATTTTCGGAATATCAAAAACGCCTACTGAAAAGAAACCAGTAGACGTTTTCATACCTGCGTTTCTATTCACTTTATTCACCTCCTTTAAAAAGCACTGATTCAACTAGCCTTCAATCGATTTTCTAATACTAGTCATGCCATTCGAAATTAAATGTTGTAATGCAGCCTCTTTTTTCTTCAGCTTCTTTAGCTCATCTTTTTCAAACCATTTTATTTCTCGATGCAGCTCTCTTAATTTGGCTTGTAGTTTACGTGTATTATCATCCGTGTAAAAACATACATACTCACGACTGCAGTTTGGACAAGTAAAATAAGTTTTCTCAATCCCATTCTGTAGCTTGTCTTTCTTAAAATATTGAACATAGAATTTGTGACCACATGATTTATTGCACTTTGCGAAAATAGGCTCCATCCACTCACGTCCTTCTCTTTATTAATTATTATGAGCAAAAAAACCACTCGACTTAGAGTGGTCTCTAGCTGATAATTATTTATCTTTGCGTATACGTTGCTAAGTCAATCGAACTTTTACATTACCATCATATAATGGAAATTCAATCGTTTCTATTCTCATTACTGAGTGTCAGTTAAGGGAAAGTACACTTATCGGAACTTTTCTTTAAGAAGATGGGACAAAGTATTTCAGCCAACAAAAATACCGAACTATCATAATGAAACGCCCATGAAGTGTTTGAGAATAGTTCGGTTTTTCTATTTAGCATGTTTTGTTAATCTAGAGATTATTCGGATTTTATGAAGGAAGCATTTAGTTATGTCCCAGCCTCCTAACTAAAGGATATATTGTTCATTAACCGAGCTTTTTACACTACCATCATATAATGGAATTTCAATCGTTTCTATTCATCCTACTAGGCGTAAGTTAATGGAAATTAATATCTACTGTTGTCTATTATAAAAACTCATATTTAGCAATGTGTAAGTTTTATTTCGTGAGCAATTTAATCATCTTGGCAATTTCCGCATGATTTTTATAGATATAGTTTGTACAGTTCAGCTATTTCTTCTAAAGTCATACCATCACATATTTCAATTTTAAAATTTTGTGATTCAATCCACTGAATTTGCTAATAAGCTCCATAAAAATTCAGCTAAATCGTAGTTCTATTTTATTCTATATATTAGAATATTTGATAGGTCAATATAAGAAAGGAGTTTTAGTACTTGGTAAATACACTTGTAAATATATTAGTCCTTATAACTCTATTAAGTATCGTTATGATGGTTATTTTTCTTCTTCTTGCAATTTTCAACTTCATCAAAATGGATCGAATTAAAGCAATAAAAATGTTGAAATTAACCGCAATCCCCATTGTCATTATGATTTTTTGTATGATAGGCTATTGGGATATTTCACCAGAAGAAAAAGTAAATAAAGCAGATGTGGCTATTACACATGAAGAAAAACCCGTAGCTAAAGTAGAGTCAACAGAAGATGTTACTTGGCAGGATAAAATAAAGGAGCTAGCTTCTCTTAATAGTACTCCTCCTCAAAAGTTCGAATCAATTGTAGCCTACGCTAAAAAGTATCCAGCTACAAAGGCTGAAATCAAAGAATTCGAGGATTACATTATAGCTGAATACACAAACAAAAAGTATTTAGCAGATGAAAAAGATGAAGAGTATAGGTTAGGTAATATTTTCAAGGCATCTGTAGTGAATAGATATTATGGAGATGAAGAAACGCCTATTAACGATTTTGTATATGGCTTTTATCAAAATTCAGCTACTATTTTTAGTGGAGGCGAATCAATCAATAATAATACTATAAAATATAATGAACGCCAAATGGATAAAGCATTATCAGCTATAGAAAATGAAAATTAA